GGTGATATTGTCACACAAACTACTCGCAGTAATCAGGTATGGATTCAAGACGATGGCACTCCTGATGATATCTTTACTACCAAGCAGTTTGTAAAGTTCTATGGTATGAGTTCAAAGTCTGCCAATGAAAAGCATAGTGGTGGATTAAAATCATACCGTGCCGCCGAAGGCAAGGAAGTAGCCGTGCCTTATCGTGGCGATGTTGGCGATACTGTTCAAGATATTCTTGGTGGTGTTCGCTCTACACTTACCTATACGGGTAGTAAGTCATTAAAAGAACTGTCCAAACGCACAACATTTATCCGTGTGAATAATCAAGTCAATAATGTTTTTGGAAAGTAATGGCATATTCTTCTACAAATAATCCGAGAGGTTTTTATGTTTATGCATATATTAGAAAATTAAACGGAATACCTTACTATATTGGTAAAGGTAGAAAAAATCGGGCATGGACTAAACATTATAATACTAGAACACCGAAAGATCAAACTAAAATAATAATTTTAGAAGCAAATCTGACTGAAATAGGAGCGTTTGCTATTGAAAGACGAATTATTAAATGGTATGGTCGCAAGGGAATTGAAGAAAATGGTGTATTATATAATAAAACTTTAGGTGGTGAGGGAACCTCTGGTATCGTTATGTCAGAAAACCATAAGAAAAAAATAAGTAACGCAAATAAAGGTAGAATAGTAACAGCAAAAACTCGTGCTAAATTGTCTGCTGCACACAAAGGCAGACCAATTGCATTTACCGAAGAAATTCGTGCTAAATTGTCTGCTGCAAACAAAGGCAGACCAGCACACAATAAAGGAAAAAAACATACACAAGAATCTATTGCCAAAATGAGTGCTTCACAAAAAGGCAAAAAGAAAAATTGGTCAATAGAAACTCGTGCTAAAATGTCTGAATTTCATAGAAATAGAACTCATACAGAAGAAGCAAAATTAAAAATTAAAAAAACAAGCCAAGAAAAAGCAAATAATCCCGAATGGCGTGAAAAAGTTAGAAATGCAACAATAAAAGGACTTGAAAAAAAATATGGACCTAATTGGAAGCAAGTAATGCAAGAAAAAGCAAATAATCCCGAATGGCGTGAAAAAGTTAGAAATGCAACAATAAAAGGATTTGAAAAAAAATATGGACCTAATTGGAAGCAAGTAATGACAGATTTGTCTAAAAAAAGAATTGAAAAAATAGAATTAAATCCAGATTTATTTGAAATAATTGAATAAAACCCCTTGACAAATGATGTGTGAATCACTAAATATATATAGACGATGCCATTATGGGTCGTCTACAGTATACTCGCTTTAAAAAGGAGAAACAAGCATGAGTAACCTATTACAGGTCTTCGACCAAAAACTTTTTGATAACCTTCATCGCACCACTATTGGTTTTGATCGTTTATTTGATGATATGTTGCGTGTAAACAGCATCAATGTTCAGCAAAATTATCCACCATACAATATCATCCGCAATGATGAAACCAATTATGAAATTCAGATTGCCATTAGTGGCTTCTCTGAAAAAGATATTGATATCACCCTAACTGATAATCAATTGGTTATCACTGGCGAAAACACCGACGAGGATACCAATGAGTATCTTCACCGTGGCATTGCTGCTCGCAAGTTTATTCGCACATTCTCACTAAGTGACGATGTTGTGGTAAATGCTGCAAAGGTTAAGAATGGCTTGCTTATCGTATCACTAGAACATGTTGTTCCAGATGAAAAGAAGCCAAAGAAAATTCCAGTAATTTCAGAATAGTTTACGCTAGTAAACACGGCGGGAATTGTCCCGCCGTGTAAATACAATAGAGATGAGTAAAATGAGCACAGAAACAGGCACTAAAACTCGTGTAAAGATTGCACCTAATCTTGACCTTACACCGCCGCCTCGTTATAAAGTTATCTTTATGAACGATAATGTAACCACAGTTCAGTTTGTTATGGCAGTTCTAGAACAAATTTTTGATCATAATACTGAATCCGCAGAGAATTTAACAGTAAAAATTCATGAAGAAGGTCAAGCAACCGTAGCTATACTGCCACATGAAATTGCCGAAACCAAAGCAGTTGAAGTTACACTGATCGCACGTGGAAATAATTTTCCGCTCAATGTAAAACTTGAGCCAGAAGTCTAAACCTCTATTAATTTTGGAAAATAAATTTCTCCAATGCCTTCATCTTCACGACCACGTGGATGGCATACATATCTAATGCCATCTATCACCTCATCAAATTCGTGATGAACATGCCCAAAACACCATGTATGAACTTTGCGATTAGTATTTGCAAGCAGTGCAGTTTGAAATAAACTGTTGCCTATGCGACCATAATGAACTGGATTATAACCAGGTGGCAAATAAGAAAATCGTTTCATTGGCGCAGTATGGGTAACAACAACTATATTATTGATTCTAGGATCATCGTTAAAATTTTCAATTTGATTATAAAGCATTTTGGCTTCATTTTTAGCAACAACAAAAATTTCACTTAATTTTTCTTCTTCAAATCCTTCAACAACTAAACGTTCCCAACATTCGCTACTACTCATTTCTGGCATACAAAAATCATATGTCCACCAACCGTTACAACCGACAAAAGCCGTATCATCTAATACAATACAACTTTTATGTAAGTATGTGATATTACGATGTGGCGCAATTCTTTCACTAAATTCAGCACAATGCTGTGTTATATTATTTTTATGATTGTGCTCATGATTACCATCAACAAATATAACATGTCTATAATGATTGCTTATTTCTACTAATTTTTCATAAGTGTAATTCCAATCATTGCTGATATCACCGGCAATAACTGCTACTAAACTTGTTCCTATACCATCGTAATCCAATAATTTTTCTTTGGACCACCAATTATCGTGCAAATCACTATATAAATCAAAATGCATTTTTTATTGTCTTTCTGTAGTAATTATATATAATAGTATCATGAATATTATTTTTAATCAAGAACTTGTGCAACAACTCAAAGAAAAGTATACTGTATTGGAACTTGATACAGTAATTCAACCAGATATGTCTGAGCCGCTTACTTTATATGCTGTGATTGAAGTAGATATAGCTGATATCTCTACAATTGAATTTTTTAAAGTAATGCATGCAGAGTTAATAACTGCCTATAAAGGCAGTGATTGGAAGAAAACAATAGACCTAGCAACAGCATTGCTCGGTCACTGGAATAAAGAACTTGATGAATTTTACAATTTAGTTATTGACTTTTCTACAGAATCTGCTAAAGTAAATAGAAGTTGGGACGGTATCAAGCATACTGTTCCAAAAGAATAAAGCCCAAATAGCACAGCGGTAGTGCAATGCACTTGTAATGCATAGGTCGGGAGTTCAATCCTCTCTTTGGGCACCATTTACTTTGGGGATTGCAATGAGTCGTTATTGGTCTGAAACAGCACTATTTGATTGGCTTCGCAAGAAGTTTGGTATCAACAAACCAGTTGCTCTTGAATGGGGCGAATGGTCTGTGTGGAAGCGTGAAACCAAATCAGCACATCCTATTGGTTATTGGGTAACCGAAACCTTTCCTCGTATTCTTGATAAAATTGATCGCAACACCGTTGGTCATATTGATAACGCTCGTTATTATCTACGCAACCGTTTCTGGCGTCAAACACATATTCTTCCAACAGGTTTATCAGTTGGACAATATCATGATTTAGATGAGCGTATTCTTCACGGTATTATGCAAGGGATTGTTGATTATGTTGAAAAAGAACTTGCGTGGAAGAGCCGTTGGTTAAGCACAGAAGAAAGCAAGAAAGTTGTGTGGAAGAGCGGTCGTTGCCCCGAACTTGGATTGAAGTATCTTGAATGGGAAAAGGGTTTAATTTATGACGAGTCATGGGGAATGGAACCAAGCGATCCAAAGTTTGGTGAATTGACTGACCAAGCACAACGTGCTATTGATGTGTTAAAACTTTATAACTGGTGGAAAACAGAGCGTCCACAGCGTCCTGACCCACATGACGCAAGTGGTTGGAGCCAGTATTGTGATGATATGGACAAAAAGTATGGACGTGATCATTTCTTTGAAAGTCGTGATAAAGAAACCGATGAAGAACGTGCTCGTAGCCGTGCGGCATTAGACAAGTCTCACGAAATTGAAGCAGCATACGATGCAGAAGATACTGCGATGTTGATGCTTGTTGTTCGTATAAGAAAAGGTTTATGGACATAACAATTTTTAACGGCGGCACGGCTGTGCTAATAGGTTGGAGCGAGTATAACTAAAAACCGTCTGTGAAGGCTGCAGACCATATCGGGCGGACTGGACAGGTGAGAGACCTGTGCAAGGTAATGGTGGTTGTGTCAGACAACCGAAGCCCGAAACTTATAGGGCCAGCCTAAAACCATCGTGGGGATAGCAACCCACCCGTTAAAAAACTATTGACAAAACGTAGACTATATATTATATTAGTAAAATAACAAAACAGAGAGATATGACAATGCTAATCATGGGATATAAAGATAAGCCAGAGTGGTCAAAGGTTCGTGCTGCGTTCAAACGTTGCACAGACTTGCCTGCCGCTGACATTGAGAAGATTGTCAAAAATGTCAAGGAAGGTAAAACTGAGACCATTCCTAATGACCATACTTTGTATGAAGACCTTAAAGAGTTAGGTATTCTTATTAAGTAAAAACTAGTTCTGATTCACTAAATATTATACTAGTGAATCGGAATTTGCATGATTAGTAATGACTATTGGTTAAAAATTCAAAATATTGCTGAAAACACTCGTTTGATTGAACAAGCACAAGCAAAAGTTGATATTTTTGAAAAACTATTTGATAGTTTACAAACTAAACATGTTGAAACTATTGTACTCCCTAGTTTTAATCCAATTATACTATTACTTGAGCAATATTACAAATGCACAGTAGTTGCTAGCCAAAGCGTAAAATATTCTTGGCAAAGCAGCAGTGATTTTGTTGATAGTATTAATGATATTACGGAACCAGTTGATATTGTACTTGCACTAGATGAATATCTTACCTATGCAAGCAGTGAGCAAGACCAGCGAGATGCGCTTGCTAAATTAAAAAATATTACTGGTGGAACTCTTATAACTACCCTTCAAGATTACAAAAATGCTGCTCCACATAAACGCAACGCAGTGGATTCTATAACTAGCAATGATCATGTTGTCGTCGAACAAAACATATTAGACAAAATTAATCGACAGAACTGGCAAACACATATATACTTCATAGAGAATCAACGAGATTTTACAGTTCTTGATGCTGAAAATCGTCGCACAATGTATTTTAAACAACTTGCAAAATACAGCAGCGATTTAAATGGCACTGGATTTACAGTTCAAAAGAACTTATTATATCGTGGCTTCTATAAAAGAAGTTATGAGCATATCATAACCTTAACTTTTTAAGGTGTACACGTGGTCGATATTAATATTGAAGAAACAATTGCGCAAAGTTTACGTGCGAGTGTAGAAAATTATCTACAAAACACTGATCTTAATACTATTATTGCAGAAACTCTACAAAAACAAATTAATAATGTAGTTTTGAATCTTACTAGCAAAATATTTAATGATATTGTAGGAAAGCGTGATTTATCCGCAGAAGTTAGTGCATTAATAAATGGTATACTTCATGATCAACTTGTCACAGTTGGTAAAAACCAAATGTTAGAAGTTCTTCGTGGAACAGATATGCAACAGCTTATTATGAACAGTGTTCAAACAGAAGTGCACAAGGTTGCTGGCAGTTATGAATTTCCTGTTGGTAGTATTCCTATTACCAGCATTTCTATACCGCCAAATAGCATTAACGGTGACTCAATCAATGAAGGAAAATTAACAAATTTTGCAAGCACTGGAATTTATGACCAGGCAAGCAAAATTCAATTAACTATTACTGATGAAGGCATAATTACAACTAATAATATAAGTGCTGAAAATTTATTAATTGCTGGCAGTAGT